GACCTCATGGCCGCTCACCCATTGCAAACCGCGCTCGATATGCAGGACGCCTGCGCGCAGATCAATGTCACTCCACTCCAAACCGTACCCCTCTTCGGTGCGCAGGCCGCATGAGACGGCGCAGATAAGCCACGCCTCCAACGGATGCCCGTAAAAGCCTTGCAACAGCGATCGCTGCTGACGGATGCCCAATATCACCGGCTCGTAATGCGGCTTGGCCGGCAACTGGATATCGCGTCTCGTGATATCCACGTCCAAGAGATTCCAGCGGATAGCCCGCCTCAGTATCGCGCGTAGTACGCTCCACGCCTTGCGCGCCGCGCCCGAACTGGCGAACCCGACGAGCCACTTGTCCACCAATTCAACGCTTATCGATTCCATCTGCATTGCGCCGAACCTCGGGGCCACGTGCAACCGCCACGCCGACTCATAGCCGACACACGTGGACTCACGCAGATTCGCCGTGCAATACGGCCAAAACCGGCCGTTCCAAAACTCTCGTAACAGCATTTTCAACCTCCGAAAACCCACACGCCCGTTGGCCTATCCAACGGGGACGAACGTGTGGGTTTTCCCACCGTAAAGGAGCTTTCCAATGTCTTTGCTCGCTCACATCGTCGATTGGCTCGTGCCTTTTATCTGTGGCGGCGTGGCCACGGTTTTGGGCCTGATGTGGCGGTGGGGCAAAGCCATGGTCAACGGGCTGCGCGAGCTCCTGCTGTGCCAGTTGGAGGACCTGCGCCGCGAAATGGTCATCGAGCACGACGGAGTGGCGGACGAGGACCTCAAATCACGCTCCCAACGCCTCTACGACAGCTATCACAGCTTGGGCGGCAACGGGCACGGGACATCGCTCAACAATGACATCCAATCCGCGCCGATAGCGCCACGACAGTCCTGACCCACGACCGTGGGCCACAAACAATATCCATCCCAGAGAAAAGGGAAACATGGTCAACAATTTGAAACGTCATCCCAAGCCCTCGCTGCCGGACGAGCTTCGCCCGGACGTTGCACCGGAAACAATCATCGAATCCAATAAGGAGGAACAGTAATGACCCAAATCCATATTTCCATCAGGAAGCCGAAGACGGGCGGCTTGGACCCTGTGACCGGTACGCTGCGGTTCCGCCCGGTGCGTCGTCACTTCGACGCGGCGAAGAATCTTATTATCGCGGCCTCGTTCGACGCGGACCTGTCCGAAACGGGTGAGCTGACGGTTGACCTGCTGCCTACGACTCCTGCGTTTGTGTGGCAGGTCGTGGAGTTGGCTGATTCGCCGCAGGCGTACACGCGTTACGTCGAAGTGCCGGACTCCCAGGCCAGGGTCGAGTACGCTGACCTTGTGGAGGTTGACGCCGGCACGTTCGTCCCGAAGGATATGGCCGGCTCCCAACTGTTGAAGGTTCGCCACGCTTCCACCCAGTCGGAGGCGGAGACGCTTTCCGCGCAATACCCGGACGAGCTGGTGTTCTTCAACGAGACCGCCAGCGTCGCGAAGGCCGCTGCGGCCTTGAGCACGCTGGAGTCCATCACGGCCGAAGCTCAAACGAACGCCATGCTGGCGAAGAACGCCATGCTGAGCGCCCGGTCCTCCGCGGATTCCGCGACCGCCACCCAGTCCGATCTGGATGTCCTCGCGTCGAACGCCAGTATGGCGGCGGCTTCCGTCGCCAATGATTCGCAGACCGTGGCCGACACCGCCAACGCGGTTGCGGCGAAGGGCGAGACGGCCATCGCCGCCATCGATTCGACGGTGCGGGCGGTCAAGGACAAGGCGGAGGCTGCGACCACCGTACTGCCTTCCGCCGGCACCACCGAAGGCACCACGGGGGGAACCGGCAAGGACTCCGCCGGGGAGACGCCAGCCGGAACCGTGTCGGAGGAGCCCGCAGCCAAGGCCACTGTGAAGGGGGCCTGATCATGCCAGCCTTTTACGCCGGCAAACGTGTCGGCAAACCATTATTGAACGGCCACACGTACAACGCCATGTTCAACGGCAAACTCGTATGGCCGCTGGACAGGGACACGGTGGTCTCCATCGAGATCACGGATGATAAGGGCAAGCCGTTGCCCAAGTCTCTGGCCGTGTCCGGCACTTTGAAACTGGGGGCGAAGGCCACGTATGCGGACGGTCATGTTGGCGATCTGCTGACCACCAAGGACGTGACGTTCACAAGCCGGGACACTTCCACCGCCACGGTTTCGGGCAACACGCTCACGTGGCGGCATGGCGGAACCATATTGGTGACGGCCACGGTCAACGGTTTCACTTCCGCCGCCGTGTCCATCAGCGCGGCCTACGCGCCCGAGTCCATCAAGGTCACGGACGATTCCGGCAAACCCATCGACAACATCACCCTGCGCGTCGGCGAGAGCAAGAACCTCAAGGTGACGATCCTGCCCGATGCGGCATCGCAGGAGTATACGGCATCCATCAAGGATGTGAGTCTCGCATCAGTCAGACAACAGTAAGGGGCAATATCATGCCAACAACAACAGCGTTTAGGGGGGGGGGCTAGTGTCCGCGCCCTCAAGGAGGGCGACACCTCCATCACCATCACCGCAGGCAGCATCGTAAAGACCATCCCGGTCAGTGTATGGGGAAACAAATGGGTGCTGCCCACCTTGCCCGCCACGCGCAACGGAATCACGTTCACAGCGGCCGGCGACGGCATGGTACACGCGAAGGGCACAGCGACCGACTGGGCGACCATCCTCGTCACCCAGGACCTGCCGGCCGGCGAGTACACGCTCGAACACACGCTCGTCGACGGTGTCGGCCTGTTCTGCGAGCTCAAATCCACGGACGGCAGTATCGACCTGTTCTCGCATGGCACGGTCAAGGCGACGCTCCCGGCGGGCGACTACCGGATGCTCGTCAGTGTCTCGCCCGGCAAGACCGTGGACGCAACCATCACCCCAATTCTCAGGAAACTCAACTAAGGCCCCGATATTGGGGCCTTCACCATAAAAGGAGGCCCCAATATGGGCGCACTATCAATAACCGGTATCAAACCGGGGTCCACGAGTCTGAAACTGACCGCCGGCAAGATCACGAAAAACCGTGCCGATTACCGTATTGTCGCGTAACCTGCTGTCCTACGGTCCCGCGTCGGGCAACGGTCTGACCGTCACCGTGGCGCAGGACGGGTCGCTTGATTTCAGCAGCGGCACCGAATCGGTGCCATTGAACAAGGGCGTGCGCTGGAAGTTCGACGTGCCCGAAGGCATCGTTGGCGTGCCTCTCATCATCTCCTACACGGGCAATGTGCCCGGAAACCTGATCATCAGCCTCTACGCCAACGCGAATAGCCTCGGCGGCGTCTATCAGGGGAAAAACAACACCGTGGTCACCATCCCCAAGGGGACCACACGCGTCGAGCTGCGCATCTTGCGTGGCGGCGGCACGGCCGGCAGCATATCGGGCAACCTGAAAATCCAACTCGAACTCGGGAACACCGCGCACGAGTGGATGAAACCCGATGTCACAAGCCTTGAGGGGGGGGTATGAATTAGCGAACCTGTATCCGCGTGTCACCGGACTGCCTAAGACATTAGGCACCGACCCGGGTGTTATGGTCACGGAACCATCGCCGGGCACGTACCGGTTCAAAGGCTCCACCACACAAAAGGTTGACTCGTGGGATAGCCTGACATGTTCCGTCCATGTGGACGCGGGTACGTACACGATGGACGCCACGGACTGGCCGCTGGGCAACGATTCATGGCTGATGGGCATACAAGCCCATGTCTCCCACGACGACGGGAGCGAAGGAGCAACTGTGTTCGGACCTCGTAACTATGGGCCGAAAACCTTGAAGGCCGGCACTCTCCAATGCAACATTTTCGTCAACACCACGGGCGAGGTCGATAAGACGTTCACTCCCCGCCTTTACAAAATCGACTGATTTTAGTCCCACACCATTCCGTGTGGGGCTTTTCCATTGACGGCCCCGAGTGGGCCCCGATAATCCTGACCCACGACCGTGGGCCACAAACAACAATCCATCCCGAGAAAGGGGGCATATGGTCAATAACAAGGACAAGCCGAAGCCATGGCATAAGCGCCTGTTCGCCAAGGTCACGGCACTGGCCGCCGCCATCTGCATGATGCTGCTTCCGGCGACCGCGCACGCGGACATGCAAGGCGTGGACATGTCCAACTGGCAGTGCGGCGTAGACGTGTACAACATGCAGGCCGATTTTATCGTGGTCGGCACCACATGGGGCACGGGACAGGTGTATAACAACTGTCTCGTGTCCGGCGTCAACACCGACGCCAACCGCATGATCGCCCAGGCACAGGCATCCGGCAAGAAATTCGGCCTCTACCATTACGCCATGGGCGGCAACCCGGAGGCCGAAGCCCAATTCTTTTACCGGAACACGTCGAACTATTGGCGTCACGGCATCGTGGCGCTCGACTGGGAGATGGACGATAATCCGGCGTGGGGTAACTGGGACTGGGTGCGCCGCTTCATGGCGGAGTGCGAACGGCTCTCGGGCGGCGTCAAGCCGCTGCTCTACACCGGCCCCGTGGCCGGCACCATCCCCGGCGACATCCGCGCCAACTACGGTTTGTGGATCGCGCAGTACGCGAACATGAGCCCGACCGGCTACCAGGCCAACCCGTGGATGCTGGGCGCGTACGGCGAGGCCATGCGACAGTACAGTGGCACCGGCGTGGTCAACACGTGGAGTCCCATCGACCTCAACATCTTCCGTGGCGAAGGCTGGCAGTGGGACCTCTACGCCAACCCCGCAGGCGGTTCCACGGCCCCGTCCACGCCGGCCCCGCCCGCGCCCGTGCAGCCGAGCACTCCCCCGGCCGACACCAACACGGGTGGCATCAGCCACGTCATGCAGTGGGGAGAAACCATCTGGGGACTCGCCGTCGCCTATGATGCTTGGCCCCTGTCCGCATGGCACACGCCAAGCGGTGACATCAACCGCTACTACGTGGGCGATGTCGTCACCTACGGCGGCGGCTCTACTGCCACCCCCGCACCGTCCACCGGGGTTTCCAAGGTCCTCCAGTGGGGCGACACCGTGTGGGATTTCGCCACCGCGCACGGTTACAGCGTCAGCCGCTGCACCGTACCCTCCGGCAACATCAACGTCTACTATGTGGGCGACGTGGTGACCTGCCGCTGAGACTCAACAGATGCCGCCACCCGCTTGACCGGGTGACGGCATCACCCCATCATCATCCCTTATTGATCGGAGCAAACATGACCGACAGCAAAAACACGACCGACACCGGCGAAACGCTTCCCGGCGTCGATGTGAGCGACTGGCCCGAGACGGCCGACGTCACCCATGACGTGCCCGACTGGCTCATCCCCAGCCGCGTCTACGACATCCTCAAATGGCTCGGCCTCATCGTCCTGCCCGCACTCGCCCTGTTCGTCAACACGGTCGGCCCCGCATGGGGCTGGCCCCACGTGGACGCGATAGTTATCACGCTCAACGCGCTCGGCATCCTCGCCGGCGCGCTCATCGGCGTCAGCGCCATCAAACAACGCCTCGACCGCGCCGCATGACCACCACACAGTTCGGCCCCGCCCGGCATTGCAGACAGCTCCACGAGCTTGACTGCGGCCGGCGGGGCCGGTTTTTTCGTTGTTACAGCAGCTAGGCGTGGCTCGATTTTTGCCCACATTTTGCCCACATTCTCACGCGCCAGCATCTCACCCATGCGCTCCGACAGCTCGTCCAGATCATCATCGAAAAGGTCAGCGTACACGTCCAACGTCATGGCCGCGCTCTTATGCCCCAACTGCCGTTGCACGGCCTTCACGTTCGCACCCGCCCTGACCATGAGACTCGCGGCCGTGTGTCTCAGGTCATGGATTGTGAGGTGGCCGGGTATGCCGGCACGCCGCAGGCCGACCGACAGCCAACCGTCATCGCGGCTCGCATTACCCCACTCGCGTATCATCATTCCCTCGCGTCCCGGCTGTTCGAACAACAGGTCGCCGGGTTTCCGGTCTGCGCACAGTCTGCGCATGATCGGGTCCAGCACGACCGGGTACATGATGGCGCGGGCCTTGTAGGTCTTGGTGTCATCGGGGATGATGACGCCGCCCACCATCGGCGCGCTCACTCCTATATATATACGATGCTTTTCAAGATCGACGTCCATCACTCTCAGGGGTATGAGTTCGCCCCATCGCATGCCGCATAGTCCAAGCACGAGGACGAGGTCTCGTCTCCATGGGGTGACACTGCCTGCCAGCCGGTCAAGCTGTTCGGCGGTGAGATACACGTGCTTCTTCCTGCGCTTGCGTGGCAGTTCGATGCCCCTCGCGGGATTATCGGGGATTCGTCTGTCTCTCTTCGCATCGTCCAATATTCCGGCAAGCACGCCATGGGCGCGAAGGACGACGCTGGCGCTTCGGGGTTTGGCGAGCACTATCTCGTTGCCCCGCTCGTCCTTGACGGTCTTGCCCTGGCTGATTCCGGTGACCCATTGTTGCGCCGTCTCGCGGGTGACGGCGGATACCGGGGTGTTGCCCCATTCCGGTTTCACCCACTTCTCCCACGCTCCTTCGAGGTTCCGGTAATGGCTGGGCTTGGTGCTTAGCTTCTTCTTGGCCAACCAGGCGGGCCCCAGCTCCCCCACCGTGGCCTTGCCGGCCTGCGGGTCGATGTACGTGCCTTCGGCCTTGGCGACGGTGACTCGTTTCGCCGCCCAATTTTCCGCGTCTACCTTCCGTTTGAATCCACGCTTGTCGGTCTGGGTTCCGTCCGGCTTGCGATACCTCACACGGTATCTGGTTTCGCCTTTGCTGGTCTTGTATCTGGTGACGTTCGCCATTGGTCAGTCCTCCCCCATCTTAGAATTAAAGGCATGGGAGCTATTCAGGATGAGCCGAAGATGGTCGGGGCCGGTCTCACGCCGACTACTGTAGCCAATAGCATTCTGCGCCGGGCATTCGGCACAGATGAGCACGTCACCCCCATGAAACTTCAGAAGCTCTTGTTTTTCGTCACGTGCCTGTATCAGAGGTACACTGGTCGGCGATTGCTTACCGAATCGTTCCAGCCATGGCAGTATGGGCCCGTTTGCCGCAGCGTCTACGACGAGTTCAAAGGATTCGGCGGCAAGCCGATTAATCGGTATGCTCAGGATGCTTTGGGGAAGGTCACTGCTGTGGACGAATCCAGCAGTCCTTCCCTGCGCAAAGCCCTGAACCTCGTCTGGGAGAATATGGGAGACTTGTCCGCCGTCAAGCTTTCCCGCGTCACGCATCGCCCTAATTCCGCATGGTCTCAGGCTGTGGCCGGGCATAAGACGTTCATCAGCAATCGTGCCATGGCGGGCGATCACACTTTTGATAATTTGCTGGGGATGTGACCGATGCCTGAGGACAATGAGAATGCATCCATCCCCGATGACGCGGAAGAGGATATTCCCTTTCCCGGAGGGCCTTCTTTCGAGGATGTCTCTGAAAGCGATGGCGATGGCCACAAGACCGTTGAGAACACGCCAAAAACTCAAGGAATAGATCCAGAGAAGCAGCACAATTGGTGGACTGAGAATCTGAAGAACATCGCCGCTCTTGCCATAGTGGCTTTTTGTCTCATAATGATTGCGGCCTTTGCTGGCATACAGTTCGGCTGGCCGGGTGCTGATGGTGGTGATGCGGTAGCCAAGGCTTCTGACGTGTTCAAGCTGATTGCCACGACCGCGTTGGGTTTCCTGTTCGGTCGTAATTCCAAATAGCATTTTCAGGTATGCTTCGCCCCGTGTAGGATATGGGGTGAAGCGTCCTCCTTTCCATTTCTCTGGTTGGATTGGGATTCTTCACACGTCCCGCTGACGCGCCAACGTCAACGGGACTTTTACTTATTTGTTGAGATTGTCGATGGCGTACTGTGCTTCCTCCGGGGTGAACTTCTCGCCGTTGTGAATATATCCGACTCGGACATGGCTGACCACACCACCCATGCGTTCGGCAATCACTCTATACGCCAAGGCGGAATCATCAATTATCTTCGCCAAGGCATCTTTTGCGGCGTAATCCATTGCCGTCCATTCAATCTTTGCTGCCATGGCTCAAACATACGTGCAAGCACATGGAGACACGCCGCACTTGCTTAAATTGTAGACGTTAGCTAACATTACTTTTCAGTAATCACAAGCTTGCATACTGGAGGTGGCTGAGATGAAGCTAAATCTATCTCGATATGAGGGTAGCTCCTTTGATGCTGCCGTTGATGTGTTGGATGCCGTGGTGGATGACGTCACTCGTCTGATTGAGGATTCTCCGGATGAGCGTCTGACGCCTGAACGGCTTGCGGGATATCGCTCGCAGGCGGTTCGGGAGTTTTACGCGGCTCATGGGATTCAATCTGGGCAGGAGAATATCCCAGATACTCCAGTATCGTCGCGGAATCGGCAAGAGCCCCTAACGCGAAACCGACAGCTGCAACGCAAGGGACCACACGCTTCTGCAAAAACTCCATCACTGTTCGCTGTGATTTCTCGTCTTTGGGGGTCGCGGCGATGATATTCAACGAAGTTTGCAATCGGGTGAACGCGATGTCCAGTTTGAAGTCGCCGGTCAGCTCATACTCATCCAATGCGGTGCCGACCTCGCGGACGAGACGGGCCACGTACTCCTTGAGGTCCTTCGGCAGCGTGACGGCCTTGAGCAAGCCGGGAACGTCGGCGACAAGCTCTCGGATACTGTCTCTTCTCTCCTGCGGATATTCGGCGGCCCTCGCATCCAGCAGACGTTCCGCGGTGCGTAGCGCCATGCGATCCTCGTTCGAGATGGGAACCTTCGAATCCATCATCTCCATGCTGCGCTGGTTCCGTTCCCAGGCAACTGAGATGTTGTACCAGATGTCGGCGAGACAACGGCAGGCGAGGTCGGCATCTTCGTCTCCGGCCGCCGCAGCCGTTCTCAACGTGCTGTCCACTTCGGCCATCGCGCCCGATACATCCGGGAAACGATATGTTATGCCATCCGCCTTATTGGCCAGCAGAAAACGCTTCACATAGGTAGCCGCGTTCACCACGCCCCATACCCCCAATCATCAGTCAAAGGAATTAGCACATGTCTAACCTACCAGCAATTGAAGTCGCAAAACGGGCGACCCATGACACCCGTAACCGCGTGCTGCTGTCCAAGACCAAGATGACCAGCATCGCCGACGCCAGCAACCGCAACCGCATGACCATCGCCAAATGGCTCGACGGCGACGACATGAGCCTCGCCGCATTCGTGGCCGCACAACAGTTGTCGGGCGGAGACCCGGTCAAGACCTTGGCCGCCGCGCTCGCCGACAAGGAGGCGGCGTGATGTCTGTCGAAGAGTATGGCCGTCATTTCAGCGGCTACCGGGAGCCGAAGAACGCCGAACCGTCGCGTGGTTTCACACGTCGCCTCATATTCTGGGCCCTCGTGTTCGCGGTGTGCGTCGGCTGGGTGATGACGCACACGGGTTGCGCGCATCCCATCGGCAACGGTTTGGCCGCGCTCATGGGCTTCGGGCTCGTTCCCCTGCGGCTCCTGTGCCTCGTTTTGAGCGAGGCGGGCGTCGAATAACAGTCTTGCCGGACGGCGTGGAAAACCGTCTGGCATAGCGGAAGGAAAACCGAATAACCCTCGTGATAACTGAAAAACAACTGACAGATACGGTGTCGGTTTTCTTGGACCGGTGGGGCGCCGGCTTTGGTCTATTCTCCGGCGTCCCGCTTCGGGCGGTGCAGGTTGCCCCCAGTCGAGATCGCGTAGGTCATGTGTGCGCGGCAAAGACCGGGACCACGGTTCGACTCCGTGGCCGTCCACGACCGCAAGGTTACGCAAAAAAGAAAAGCCCCAGCGGCTACTGGGGCGGAAAGAAACTCCACTAGAAAGGATACCCCAATGAGTGCGCCGATACCAAACCTGATGACGGTGGAACAACTCGCCGAACATTACGGGAAGGCGAAGAAGACCATCCAGAACAAGCTCACGCGAGGCTGGGGGCCGACGCCGGTCACCGACCCCGACACCATGCAGGTGCTGGGCTTCGAGGTCGAGGAGGTGGCCCGTTTTGACCAGCGCAACCAACGAACCCACAAGCAATACCTGTATGACTGATCTGCCGAACGACATGTGGCTGGCGGTCGCCGGGAAGCTGCTCAAGAATCTGGACATCCTGACCGCCCACCCCACGCGCCAGAGCCTCGCGAGCCTCATTGGCCTGAGCATCCACGAGGCCGGGCTGCGGCTCGTCGGACTACGAGAGGATATGGATGACGGACACGGTGGAACTGTGGAGCCCGATCACGGACGAGGGCGTGCGTATGACGCCCGGCGAGCTGATCGTGGAATTGATGGATCTGATCAGCGACCGGAACAGTCAGACCGGCAACCCGTACCTGTACGTGATGCCGTTGCCGGGCATGGTCGTCATCGACAGGCAACGGCGCAGGGTGAGCGCGCGAGTGGAATACGTCAGCAAATCGAAGCTAAGGAGCAGGAATGAAGCGAGTGACCGTTGACATGGCAGCGCAGGCGACCGGACTGTTCTTCGTGCACCGTTTCCGCCAGCACACGAAGAAGGAGCGTGAGAGTGCGTGGCACGCGTTCCGCGCACTGGGTGTCGGCGGCTCGGACATGAGCACGATTCTCGGCCTCAACCCGTACTCGACCCCCTACGACCTGTGGTTGGAGAAGACGAACCGTCAGCAGCCGGAGGATATCAGCGGCAAGTGGGCGATCGTCAAGGGCAACGCCTTGGAGGTCGAACTGCGCCGCCGGTTCCGCCAGCTGCACCCGGAGTACCAGGTCATCGACGGCACCGACATTTCCTTGGTATCCAAGCAGCATCCGTTGATGCACGCCTCGCTGGACGGCTTCGTCTACGACGAGGAGAGCGATTCGTGGGGCATTCTCGAGATCAAGACGGCGAACGCGAACCGTGGGCGCACCGACTGGCATGACGACGCCGGCGAGCTTATCGCCCCCGCCTACTACGTGGCTCAGGTCACGCATTACATGGCCGTCACCGGCTTCCGCTGGGGGTATTTCTACGCGGACATCGGCGAGGCGGAGCCGGTGGAGGTGCGTTTCGAACGCGACGAGGACGATGTGAGCGCCGTAATCCATGCGGCAGAGGACTTCTGGGGTTTCGTCACCCGTGACGAGATGCCCGCCCTCACCGGCGCGGACGTGGCGAAAGCCTACCCGGAGCCCGCGGAGGGCATCGAGGACATGAGCGACAGCACTGATCTGCGCGAGCTCATGGCCGACTACAGGCAGGCGGCCGCCGACCTCAACGCACTGAAGACACGCAAGGAGGAGTTGCAGGACTGCATACTCCCCTATATCGGAGACCACGAGGGGGTGCGCTGCGGCAACCTGCAGGCCACCTACAAGCATTCCTCACGCAAGGGCTACACGCGCGTGGTCGAACCATGGGAGGGCCGCACCTTCCGATTCAGCGAAATCAAACCGAAGAAAACCAAGTAAAGGAGAACCGATTATGGGACAGTTAGCGACACAGGCGCAGAACATGCAGATGCAGCCGATGAACCCGCAGCAGAACATGAAAAGCCTGCTGGAGAGGAGCTGGCCGCGCATCGCGGCCGTCATCGGCAACAACCTCAGCCCGCAGCGCCTCTACCAGATGTACGTGAGCACCATCAACCGCGAACCGCAATTGGCGAACTGCTCCGTCGAAAGCGTGCTGTCGTGCTTCATGAAATGCGCCGCACTGGGCTTGGAACCGTCGAACGTGGACGGATTGGGACGCGCCTACATCCTGCCCTACGGGAACAAGAACTACCGCACCGGCCAGAAGGAAGCCACGCTCATCATCGGCTACAAGGGCATGATCGACCTCGCACGCCGCAGCGGCCAGATCAGGGACATCAGCGCCCGAGCAGTCCATGAGTGCGACGAATTCACCTACAGCTATGGCCTGAACGAGGACCTGCGGCACGTGCCGTGCGCGAAGCCCGGCAAGCTCACCCATGTGTACATGATCGCGAACTTCAAGGACGGCGGGCATTACTTCCAGGTGATGAACGCCGACGAGATTGAGGCGGCGGCGAAACGCAGCCCCAGCTACGGCAAGGCGGTCAGCCCGTGGAAGTCCGACTATGAGGCCATGGCGAAGAAGACGGTAATCCGCCGCGCGTTCCCCTACCTGCCGGTCAGCGTGGAGGCCCGCGACGCGGCCGCAAGCGACGACCAGACCCCGGATTATTCCGACGTGTTCCGTCCACTGCCCACCGTGACTGCGGACGATTCGCCGGTTGACGCGAGCGTGGACGAACCCGAGGAACCGGAACAGTCGCAGCCGGAAGCCCAGCCCGAGGTCTCCCCGGTCGAGGCCAAGCGTGCTGAGGCCATCGCCCGCTTCCAACGGTTGGGCGTGACCGACGAACAGGAGGCCTTGCAGACGGTCGCGAAGATAACCGGCATGGCGTCGGAATCGTTCGCCGACCTGAGCGAGGCGGAATTGGACAAGGTGCTGGGCGAGCTCAAGGCCAGCGTCAAGGAAGGGAAGTAGGCCATGACGGGAAGAACGACCATCATCATCCAAGGCACGGCGTGGGGCGTGCGAGAAACGCAGAACGGCAAACGGTATTTGAGCGTATCGGTGTCGCCCGGCTACCGTGACCGGAACGGCAACTGGGTCAGCCAGCCGGAACAGTACTACTCGGTGTGGCCTGCTGGCTACGCGAACCTCAACCCAGTGTTCGACCAGATCGCTCAGCTGCGTCAGAATCAGGACCAGTTCGTGGACGTGACCATCGTGGGCGAAATCAGCGGCCTCGACGCCTACACGAACAAGAAGGGCGAGGCTACCGCAAGCTGCAACGTCAACGCCAGCGCTGTGGCCATCACCAACGTTCGCCAGAAGAACGGCGGACAGCAGGGTTACGGCACGCAGGCCGGTTACACGCAGCAGACGCAGGGCGGATACCAGCAGTCGCAGCCACCGGCCTCCGACCCGTGGGCCAACGGCGGAAGCGACCCGGAGTTCTGACCATGTTGCACCTGTATCACGATGAGACGCCGACGGACGTGGAACCGGTCTGCCCGAAGCACGGCTGCACGCTGTACCCGGCACGGCCGATTCCATGCCCGGAATGCGAAGAGGAAGCCGAAGAGGAGTATCACATTGAACGCTGAAAAAGACCAATTGATTACGCTCGCACACTCGATGGAGGTGTCCTACAGCGCGTTGGACGCGGAGGCGGGACTCTCCTACGACACCACCGTGCGCGTCAGCGTGCAACCTAACCGCTATTACCCCGACTACGTGGCCGTGACCCTGCTGTGGCTCGCCTCGAGCCATATCTTCCACGGCATCGAGGAATTCAACCGGTTCCGTGATGATTTCGAGGACCGGCCGGAGGAACGATATCAGCAGATCATGGACTCGTGGCCCTTGGTGTTCGGTTCCACGGAGAAGGCCATGAAGAAGCTGTTCGCGCCGGCCAAACCGGTCGTGAAACGCCCCCCCTGGTCGCTGTGCCCGCGCTGCAAGAAACCCGTATGGGCTCAGGAAGGCACCACCGACCTGAGGGAGACGCAGCAGCTGCTGAAACGGAACCCGTTGCCGCGCTGGTGCCGTATCTGCGGCCAGCGTTTCGAGTACACGATGGGCGACCACATCTCATGCAGTTCCGAGTTCTCCATCGCGGAGACGATGGACACGCTCAAAAGCATGTTCCCCACCGAGCAGCCGAACTTCGAGACCATCGCCATCGAAGCCGCACACGAGGACGGTGAGCAGAATGGTTAACCCCGCCAAGAAAAAGGGCACGAGCCTCGAGACGTGGACCGTGCGTTACCTCGCGTGGGCGTTGCAGGACACGCGCATCGACCGTATGCCGTTGCATGGCAACGCCGACCAGGGCGATCTGATCGGCGTCATGTTCCATGGCGAGCCGGTGTGCGTGGAATGCAAGGACACGAAGATGCCGAACTATCGCAAGCATTGGCGGGAGCTCAAAGTGGAGATGGCGAACATGGACACTCCCTACGGGGTGCTCATCCAACACCGCAGGGGCGTGGGCGTGAAAAGCCTCAAGGGCATGGCCCGGCAGATGGCCGTGTTCGACATCGGAACGCTCGAACGGTTCCTCGCCACTCACATGGGGCACGTGTTAGGACCGGACTACCGGATTCGCCGCGAGCTCGCGAACCGGCTGCGCGGCGAATCGAAGCCGGTGCCATCCAATCCGACGCTCGTGTGGTTGCCGCTCGAATTGTTCGCGCTCCTGCTGAACGACGGGCTTACGTTGGGGCCGGATGATGGCCAGGATTAACCCGCACGACTACATCGGTGGTAGCCGTCGCACCGGTTTGCGTGGCGGCTACCACCGCAAACCCAAGACCAATGGCGAGGGGCTGAAGCCCAGCGAGATAATCGCGGCCAGCCCCGAACTGCTGGCATTGATAGCCGAATACCAAAGAGACAAGAGAAAGGAGGCGGACTGATGGCCGGGCACGATATGGAAAAGTTCGCGAAGCTCAGCACACGCCTATGGCAGAACGAGAAAGTTCGCGTGTTTGCAATGGAGCACCCTTCCGCGTTCTCCGTGTGGACGTTCGCGATCTCGTACTGCGCTGGCGAATTAAACGACGGTGAACTGTCCCGCTTCCATTTGAAATGTCTGCTCGGCGCTTCCGATGAAGATATAGACGCACTCATCGACGCGCATCTTTTAGACGAGCATGAGGACGGCACCTTGTGGCTGCATGATTTCGTCGCAGCTCAGGGTCGTTCTCGTGCTGACGTGGAGGAGGCTAAAGCGAAGAAAGCCGAAGCCGGCCGAAAAGGTGGCGCAGCGTCCGGCAAGTCACGCAACGTGAAGCAAGACTCAAGCAAAACGAAGCAGACGCGAAGCACAAACGAAGCAGACGTGAAGCAAGACTCAAGCAAAACGAAGCCAGATACAGATACAGATACAGATACAGATACAGATAAGAATTCTTCTAACGAAGAATTCTCTCTCCCACAAACCCCCTCGCAAGCCGAGGGGGCCGCAGAGAGCGCCGACGAGGATTATCCCATCGAGTTCGAGCAGTTCTGGCAGACCTATCCACGCAAGACCGGCAAACGCAATGCCTTCGAGGCTTGGCGGAAGGCGCGGAGGAAAACCAACAACACGTTCCTGATCGCCAAGGCGTCGAGGTACGCCGCCGACCCGAACCGGGAACCCGGCTACACGCTCACCCCGGCGAACTGGCTGGACGGCGAACACTGGGACGATGACCCGCTGCCGGCCAAACCCGAGCCGACCGCACGCCCCTCGCCATCGGCGTGGAACCGTTCGCAGGCCAACCAGGACGCGAACGCGGCACTGATAGCCCACTACGCGGCCGAGGAAGCCGCCGAAAACCAATCACGGGAAGGAGTTCTGACATGCTGACGCTCAAGGAGAGCACGCTCGTCTTGGCGAAGATTCGCGTCCACCACGGCAACGCGGCCATCACCGACCTGGAGGCGCGCACGTTCCACGAGGAGCTTCGCGCGGACATGACGCTCGGCGAGGCGTTGGAGGCGGTGAAGCGTTTCTACGCGGCGAACGATTCGGGCCGCTGGTGCGGTTCGGGCGATGTGAACGCGATGGTGCGCCGGATGCGCAACGAGTCGAAGCCCTCGGAGGCGCAGATAGCCGCCGAATGCGAGGCGCGGGGCCTATCCGCGGACGAGGCGTGGATGTACCGCCGCCAGCGGATGCTCGGCAACGGCCCGGAGCAGGCGCAGCAGCAGGCGTTGACCATGCGCAACCCACTCGAACTGCCCGCCGCGCAGCCGAAGTCACGTTCCACGGCCAGACGGTTCGCGGGAGCCTCGAGGCTCGGCGCGGCGCCGCTTGGCTCGATTCTGAGGGGCGCGTGATGGCCGAAAAGTTCCCGACCCCGCAGGAGCGTGCGATGGCGTGGCTGTTGGAGGCCACGGAGATTGGCGGCATGAGCCGGCCGGAGACCGCGCTATACGCCTATCAGGCCGGTTTCACGGCGGCGCTCGACTTGTGCATCGAAATCGAAACACGACTCAACAAGGAGGAAACCGATGACCATGCTGCTTGATGGTCGATTGCGTGATCTCGCGACGCAGACCCACCTGCTCGAGACGAAGGTGAGCTCTCTTGGCTGGATGGCCGGCGCCGGCGCGCAGACGTTGAAATCAATGACCCGCGCCCAGGCGCATCTCATGCTCGCCGAATGCGATCTGTTGGACGCGCTCGAAGCGAACGAAAAGAAGGAGAAAAACAATGAGCAGTGAGAAACCATTCTGGGAAGGCAAGACCTGCAAGGAGATGGCCGGACTGCACGTCAAGGCCACATGGAAGAACGGCACCATTGTTACTGGAGTGTTAGATGACACAGGAGATATTGATTTAGGCGATAACCGTTCTTTGTACACGTCACGTAGCTATGACTCTTCCTGTGATTTTGAGCCAATAGACAATATCCAATCCATCGAACTGTTGGATGACCCCGAGTATGAGCGCATCGACAACATCGAAAACGTGCAGGTGGGCGATATTGCCTGCACGACGGAGGGAAACCATTTCCGCGTCATCGATCTCAAGCCTGACCCTCTAGGCGACATGCTCCTGCGTATCCGCATCAGCGAGATAGACGGTGAGTACTGCATCGACTCCGATGATTTCGCCTACGCTTTGCGTCGGAAGCCGAAGCTGCCCGACCATGACGGGTTGTGGTGGGATAAGGACAATGCCTTGTGGAGCGTCGCCATCTCCGGCCTGGACAATTCGAAGTTGGTCGCTTTGCTTATCGGTGACCCGGAATCCCCCGTCACCGGTTCTGTGTGGTCGGGCCTCAACAGCAAGCAAGTGACCACTCAAGCTCCGTTCCGTCCGGCCAAGGTGGTGGAAGCATGAGCAACCGTATCGTGAAATTGCCCTCGGTCGAATCATTCGGCCGTCTCACGCCCGACAAGTGGCTGTTGTTGAAGACGCTTGAGGAGGCGGCGGAGATGGTGGAGGCCGGGAAACAATACCTGAAAGCCAGCGACCCGACAGACCCGAGCGGCATTGGCCGGGAGTTCGATGATCATGCGAACTGCCTCGCCTGCTTCGGGGTGAACGTGGGCGGCGAGCTTGGCGATGACCGGGACAGGGCGAAGACCGGATGGATAGGTTACGTGCGCGACCAGCGCCGCCAAGCCATGCTCGGCGAACTGGCCGACGTGTTGCAGACGGTCGGCAACCTGATTACCGCGTTCGATATCACCGACGAGGAACTGGCTCAGGCTATGGACGATTGCCTTGTTCGCAATCAGGAACGAGGTCGACTGTGAGCATCATCAGCAGTGACGCGAAGTGGGCTGTCCTCCAACGAGTTGTCCGCCTATCCCCCGAGGAAATACGTGGCACGACCAAGGGCAAGGAATACGAGGCCGGTTTTATCGCCGGAGCCACGCGCCGGCCCACGAACGAGGAAATCGTAGCCGGGGCGAAAGCGTTCTACGAGGCGTTGAAGCCCGACTCTTACCCTCAATGGGATTCTGACTGCGCGTTGAGGGCCGAATACTACGACGCCATGCGACTCGCAGTCAAGGCAATGCAAGGAAAGGCATCGGAAGAATGAACAATCTTATCCACTGCGATATGTGCGGCGACCTCATGACCAAATGTTGGGGCGAAACCATTGATGGTAAGACGTATTGCCGTGATTGCGTTCCGAAGAAGCGTCTCATCGATTTGGGTGAGCCGACCGAGTTCGATGGTACCGACGAAATCGTATGCCCTTACTGCGGGCACCGATACGAAGATTCGTATGAATGCGGCGGCAATGACGAATACTTCGAGGAGGAGTGCGAGGACTGCGGACGAGAGTTCTACGTGACTCGCATTATCGACATCAGCTATGACACCAAGCCGAAGGAGGCAACAGAAGAATGAGTGATTACAAGCAGCGGATGATCCGCGAACATCGAGAATTGCAGGAGCGTATCAGCAAGCTGGCGCACATGCTTGAGGGCTACGCGGAGGGCACGTTGGACTTCACGCCCGCGTGCTCCTTCCAGCTCCTTGAAAGCCAATTGTACGCGATGGGGATATACGCGAATATCTTACAGGAGCGTGCGCGTATCGAACAGGTGGATTTGAACGCGCCTCTTGAGGGAGGTGAGTCTGGTGAGGTTTCACAGGATTAGCCCGTGTCCTCGTTGTGGGGGCAAGGTCAAGGCGAAATGGGAGCGGGACGGCGTGCAGGGGTTGCCTGAATACACGTTCTTTATCGTGATGTTCCGCTGCACTGTCTGCGGGCTCGGCTTCGAGGGAGGTTGTTCACGGAAGCCCGCCCCGTATCAGTTGCAATACAATATCGCCGCTTGGAACCGCATATGCAACGGTGATAAATGCTTCACGTTGACCTACACGAGTCAGGAAGACGGACGATGAAGTTGGAGACCAAGGAAGAATATCTGGTCGATTCGGCTATCGAGATGCTGTATCCGACCGTCACTTTCAATTCCTATGAGGCCGCTGTGAAGCATATCCACGAGACGCCGGGCACGTGGCGAATCACAAAAATCTATCGCACCCTACCAGTCGGCGAGGAAGTCACGGAGGCAGACGATGAATGCTGATGTGGAGCGGATTCGCGAGAGTCTGGGAGGCAGACGATGAAGGCGACGGACGTGGAGATCGAACGACGGTGCGGCATGGTCACAGGTGCCTCCTGCGGGCATGTGACCCTGAGCTGGATTCCCGGAGACGGCCGAAACGGCACCCGCTCATGGGTGCTGGCCATCCATGACGGCGGCAGCATCCGCCGCATCCGGTTGAGCTGGAACGAGCTCGGTGACCTGGCGGCCATCCTCCAATCGATCGCGAACGAGGAGAAGGAAATGGGAGGCGGACAATGAGTTGGCTTGATGACTTCTACCGGATAGTCGGCAAAGGCGACGTGCGGGACTCCGATTTCATTCGCAACGGCGAAAGCTTCTACTGCCCCCAATGTGGCAGACACCTAAAGGCCGCTACAGGAACCGTGAAAGGCTCCGAGGAGAAACGCTATCGGTTCAAATGCGTTGACCGAATGCATTACCGCACCAAATGGCATGAGTCGTATCAGGCCGCGTTGATGGAAATGATCGAGACGTTCGAGAAAGGGGAAAACGCATGAACAAGATTCAGCTTACGGACCATTTGGTTGCGCATATCGGCGCGGAAGGCACCTGCGGCCGTTATCGAGCCAAAATCTGCGAAGACGGCGACTTCAGAGAGTCCCTGTACGCCATGAGCCTCAAACGTCTCAAGCGCAAATGCGAGAAGTATGCGAAGCGTGAACGCAAGGCCATCGCATATGTCGCCACGCTCAAGGAGGAATCATGAGCGTAAGCAGTCTCAAACGCGAGGAGATCCTCAAATGGCATCGGAGCAAAGCGGCCACGCCCGAGTACACGGCGAAGCTGCTCGGCGTGCCATTGGATGAGGTGCTGTACATCATCGCCCATCCTGAAACGCCCGCACCCCACAAGGATGATTTCACGCCCGAATTCATCGAACCATTGATTTGAATTCAGCGTAAAAACACTGAATTCAGCGTAAAAAAACGAAACCCTCCACCGAAAAGATGGAGGGCACGCTCACCAAGCACCATGATAGCCGGAACGTGGAGGGTTTCAAACAATGTTCATCACCACCGAACCATGCCAATACTGCGGCAACCAGCAGGTCGAGGCACCGTGGACGCTCTGCCGGAACTGCCGCCGCCAGTACGCGAAAACACTCCACCGGCTCCGCCATGACATGATGCTCCTGCAACAGGTGTCCCGTCACGCCTACAAGCTGGGCGAGCCCGGAGCTGGAGGCGTGGCGCAAGGAGGGGAAGCGCCCGCGCCCATCAACCTCCACGCGCAGGACATGCTTGACCAGACCGAGGACGGCTTGCAGGACATGTGGAACGAAACCGGCGTGGAAAGCCGTCCGAGATGGCAGACCCTGCTCAGGGACTCGCCACGACGACTGCCCGACCTATGCCGCGCCAGTCGCTCGGGACATTGGCTGACATGGCTCATCCACACCTGCGAGCGCATCGAACCGCTCATCGACCGCAGGCCGCGCACGCGCCGGATAATCGGCGTCTGCCCCGAATGCGGACACGAGGTCATGGCCGCGAAGGGCGAATCGCTGCTGCTATGCAAATGCGGCAACCCCATCAACGTGGCCGAACTGCGCGAACAAAGCCAAGCCAAGGCCGAAACCATCCACCTGACCAAAACCCCGGCGGGCATGAGCGAATGGCTGCGTGAGAACTACGGGTACGAGGTCAGCCGCAAAGTAATCATCATGTGGATACGCCGGGGCAAACTCCCCAGCAGCAAACCAGTGGAAGACGGATACTACGAATTCAGCATCAGGGAGATAGTCAGCATGGCAATGGCATATTCCAACCGGCAGTAGGCTGTTGCCACCCCGTGGTATACTCCGTATCAGGATTACTGTGAAAGCCTCTGAATCAACCGGTTCAAGGGCTTTACTCATATCCTCCGTATCTCATGGGCTGAGAGTACTCCGCCGGCAGCGTCCAAAGCGCCGGTGCCAGTCAGCCCGCCACGGCTTGCGTACGGTAGAGGACTAACCGGTCACGCTGGGATAGCGTGACATCCAGTAAACACTGCCACTGGATCGCGAATTCGAATCTCGCCCAAGCCACCAATCCCCTCAGCGAGTAGGCAATCATGAGCAACAAGGCGGGATCAGGCCGATACCAAAATGGAGCAGCCCGCCGCAAATGCAAGGCCAGACACATCGCAGCCGAAGGACCAATACCGATCTGCCCGTTGTGTGGTCGCGAGCAGCGAGCGCAGACCGTCAAACTGCGTAGGCTCAAGACGTTGTGTTGGGATGATTCCAGGCGCGGGTCTGCGGCGGACATCGCCAAGGCATTCACCGACGCCGGAATAACCCTCAAGGCGTCGCGGGTACGCAAGTGGGTGGAGCGAGGCCAAGTCTCACGCACCCCGCAGGGGATCCCCTACAGTGATGTGTATCGGCAGGTCATCGCCGGCCAGCTTGACAAATGATTGTTTGTCACACACAATTGCAGTGGCAGAAGTGTCGAAAAACCCAGCTCATGTGGCTGGGTTTTCGCGTATCTATGCTTTGTTTTTGCGTGGTCTCCCCCCTCCGACACCACGTCCCGGACGTTGAGCGTTCCATTCATCGATGGTCTCAGGCAACCAGCCGCGCGTGCGCCCTATCGTGGCGTCGGGCTCAGGGAGCTTGAGGTTGAGCAAGCCGCCACTGGTGATGCCAAGGCGTTCTGCGACCTGTTTGACGCCGAGATATTCAGTCGCCATTGTCGCCGTCCTTGCCGTTGATGATTCCGGCCGCGAGACCCATGATTCCGGCCGCGAGACCGAAGCCGCCCGATACTATCGGGCTGCTGGACAGTGCGCCGACCAAGGCCACGGCACCGAATACCACGGCGACGATTCCGAAGATCAGTGATGTTCTCATGATGCGTTCTCCGATGGGATAGGATTGGCGGGAGGTTCCGGCTAATAGGTCTAGCCGGAACCTTTTTTACTTCTTGTGCTTCGGTCTTCGCTTGACTGCGATGGCTAGCGCGGCTGCGGCGATGACGTTGGCGATGATGCCGTTGATGACATCAAACCAATCCTTTGGGCTCATCGGATACCTCCTTTCTGCTGATATATCTACAGTAACACAACTACTATAGATATGCAAGGAGAGCACAACAAAACACGCCGAAAACTCCTGATATTTCAACCCCTCGCTAGCCCAACCAGCAGAGGCATCCGATTCAAGTCCGATACAGTCTCGGTTCGAATCCGAGGCGAGGGACACCTATTCTCCAATGATTGCGGGGTGACGGCATCATGGTCAGCTACAGCCGCCAAGTCCGCAAAGGCGGACGCCAATTCGAAAAAGACCGCAAGAAATTCTTCCTCGAATGCAAGAGCGAACACCGTCCATGCTGGCTCTGCGGAATGCCCATCGACTACGACGCACCACAGAACACCACAGACGACAGCTTCAACCTCGACCACTTCTATCCCGTCACCAAACGACCAGACCTGCAACACGACCCCGCAGGCTTCCGCCCATCACACACACAATGCAACAACCTGCGCGGCAACAAAGACCCAGCCACACCAATCGGCACACTCAGCAGACAATGGATCAAAACAGCATAGGAGCAACACAATCATGGACATCGACGAACCGGTCAAGACCGCATGCGGGCAAACACTGCGCGAAGCAACCGGCACCATCACACTCCACATCAGCGCCAGCCTCAGCGCGGACAACGTAAGCTATGACCTCGCCAGCGTCGACGCAGACCTACCAATCACAGTTGAAGTCGTCAACAACAACGGCACGATAATGCCGAAAGTTGATAGCGTGGGCTTCACACGAATCCTCACCGCAGGAATCAACGCATTCACCAACGCCATCAAAGCCTGACCACCGGGAGGGGCGGTAAAATCCCAAAACCGGCCGCCACCGGTACACTACCCGCATGGCCGCTCTTCCTCTCCCTCCGAAAAATATTCGATATTCGGCCGGGGTCGCGCGCGAAGGAGGTTCCATGCCGAAACAGTTTCCGCAGGAAACGGTGGCCGACGCATTGGAGCGTTCGCTGCGCAACGCCAAGCATCTGCGCGCGAAGGACGCAGCCACGGTCGCCGCTGCCCGGGCCCTTGCATGGAAAATCGACCATTGGGACGAATTGGCGGAACAGGCCATATCGGACGCCGAAGCGAAGGGAAAGGGTACCCGTCCGGCTGTGCCGCAGAACGACAATACCTCGCTGCCGACGTTCCTGAAATATTGCGCGGCTCTCGGACTGGTTCCCGAGGAGGAGAAGCCGGCGAAACCGGCGAGAGGCAAGGCCGCCAAGCCCGAGGCGACTCCGGTGGCGGATGAGCTTGAGGAGTATCTGGCGAAAATCAGCTAGGAGGCGTCATGGGCATCGGCGAAATCAACGACGATGCCCACGGCATCACCACGCCACGCATATTCACTCCCCCGCTGCGCGAACTGACGCCGGAAACATCAAACGGCTACGCGGTCATCGAGTTCGCCGAAAAGTTTCTCCACGTGCATCTTTTCCCGTGGCAGAAATGGCTGCTGATCCACGGGCTTGAGCTTCTGCCGGACGGCTCCTACCGGTTCCGCCGAGTTGTCACCGAGGTCGCGCGCCAGAACGGCAAGACCACGCTCATGAGCGTACTGTGCGCGTGGTGGCTGTTCGTCGACTCCGCTCGCCACCCGGAGTTGTCGCCGGCGTGGAAGTTTCTCGTGGTCGGTGCCGCGCAGACGTTGGATAACGCGCGCGCCCCATATCAGGCCGTATTGAACTGGTGTAATCCGAATCCGGCTTCCGAGGGCGAGGCCGCTCTTGCGGTTCCGGTTTTGCAAAAACGTGTGCAGCGCGTCAACAATTCGCACGGCGAGGAAGCGATCATCTGCCGGAACAAGGCGCAGTACATCGTGCGCGCCGACAAGAACATCCGTTCCAAGAGCGCCAGCCGCGTCGTGTTCGACGAGTTGCGAGAGCAGCACACCGACGATGGCTGGAACGCGGTCAGTCAGACCACGAAGGCCATCTGGTCCAGTCAGTTGTGGGGTATCTCGAACGCGGGCGACTATCGCAGCGTCGTGCTGCGCCGAGTCGTCGACGAGGGACGTGCCCTGGCGGATTCGTGGAACGCTTCGGTTGAAACCGGCAAGCAGTCGCCGGACGAATGGGCCGAGGAGCACGACCCATCCTATGGGTATTTCGAGTGGTCGGCTCCGGATAAATGCGAGCTGGATGACCTTGACGGTATCCGTCAGGCGAACCCCTCCATGGGTTATGGGCCGATGACTTTTCGTAGCATCTCGGCTGACATCAACGGCATGACCGAGGCCGCGTATCGCACCGAGGTCTTGTGCCAGTGGGTGACGGCGGACATCACGCCGTACATCAATCCGAAGCTGTGGAAGCGCGGCATCGACCCGAAGTCCTGTATCCCCGATGACGGGCGCGTGGTGCTTTCCGTGGATACTTCCGCCGATAGAGAGACCACGTATATCGCCGCCGCAGGCTACCGCGAGGATGGCCTGCCGCACGTCGAACTGATCGTGCGCCGTGACGGCATGCTCTGGGTGCCGAAGTACTTGAAGCTGCTTCGCGAGGCATGGCCGAACATCCATGAAATCGCCGTGCAGTCCAAGGGCTGCCCGGCGGTGGACTTCGCGGATCCGCTCGCGGAGGCCGGTTGGACGGTGCACCTCATCGAGGGCTTCCGCTTGGGAGCCGCGACCGGCCGTTTCCGCGACCGGGTGAAGGAAAACAAGCTCCGGCACCTCCCCCAGCCGGCCATCGAACAACAGGTGAACGTCGCCGTGACCCGCCGATTGGGTGAGGTCGAGGTGTGGGACCGGAACCAGAGCGCGATGCACATTTCCGGCCTCATCGCCGAAAGTCAGGCCTTGTACGCGCTCGAGACGATGAGCGGCGAGCCAGAGAAACCGAAATACGAGCCCTCGCACAACGTGCGAGTCACATTCTAGCCATCTTCCGAAGGAGCCGTGGATGGGATTTCTGAACAATCTGCTGCACGGCCCGGCCGTGCTGGCGATGAAGAACGCTGAACCGGAGACACCGACCATCATGGATTCGATGCCCGAGGCCATCAGCTGGCCCACCGACGCCGAATTCGCCGGCTATGCGAACGGCATGTACTGTCGCGAATACGCGGTCCGCGTTGTCGTGGACTTCATCAGCCGCCAACTCGCCTCCCTGCCGCTCAAGGTGTATCGGAAGAACGCGGACGGCGACGCGGAAGAGGTGCGCGACGGCGCACTGGCCAAGCTCATCCGCCATCCGAGCGATTTGCCGGGCATGAGCCGCTATAGGTTTTACGCGACTCTCATCCGTGACATGCTGCTCGAGGACAGGTGGTTGTGCACGCTCGGCAGCAATCGTGCGGGTGACGGGAATACGCTGCGCCGCATCCCCCCGGACGGATACAGTCTCACGGCGAACGGTTTCGGCGAGCTGACAGGTGTGACCATCAGCAGCGTCGCCGAGAACAAGGGCGGCACCTATCGGCTGCCGGATCCGCGAATCGTGCTCGACATCGGCTACATCGACGGCCTGAACCTCGGCGACCCGATCACCGACGTGCTGCGCCCCTTGCTCGCGGAGGCAAGGGCGATGGCGAAATACCGCAAATCGATAGCCGAAAACGGCTACCAGATACCCGCCTACGTGTACCGGCCCAAGGAAATGCCCTGGGAGTCACAGGCCGACTACGACGATTTCACCCAAGGCCTGCGCAACTACGTTGCAGGCGGCGGCATGGCCGGCACATGGCCGGTATTCAAAGACGGCATGGAGATCCGCACCGTCGACAACCTGTTCAAACCGGTGGACATGGCCGACTTGGAGGCACGCGAAAAAATCAACGAACAGGTGTGCCTCGCATTCCAAATCAGCCCAGAAAACATCGGCTTCCGCACCGGCACCAACAGCAACATCGCCGCATACAAGGAAAAGCTGTGGAACGTGGAATTGCTGCCGTATCTGGTGGCGTTCGAGGAGGCGTTGAACCTCACGCTGCCCGAGGCGGTGGGCGAACCGGACTGCTACATCAAGGCGAATTTGGACGCGAAGCTGCGCGGCACGATGGAGACCCAGTATCAGGCGCTCTCCACCGCCACCGGCCGTCCGTTCATGACCACCGACGAGGCGCGCGAACTGCTCGACCGGCCGAAGCTGCCGGGCGGCGACCAGTTGATAACCCCGCTCAACGTGAGCGAGGGCGGTCAGCCCAGCCCGCAGGACGGCGGACAGACGCAGAACGCGCAGCAGGGCGCGAGTCCGAACGGCAAGCAGATGCTCGCCGAATTCAAACGCCTCTACACGTATGACGCCGGTTTCCGCGCGTCATGGGACTCGATGACGAAGGGAGAAACCTCAGATGAGTCTTGATTATCTCGGCTACGAGCTCAAGGAGCTCAAGGCCACCGACAACAGCGGCGGAGGAGTGTTCTCCGGCTACGCGAGCACGTGGGAGAAAGACCTGTACGACGATGTGATCGTCAAGGGTGCCTTCGAGCAGACCTTATCCGCTGACTTCAAGGCGGGCGGCGCGGGCATTCCGATTCACTGGCAGCACAAGGACGGCTCTCCGAACGATGTGATCGGGGAGACGTTGAGCGCCGTGGAGGACGAGCATGGCCTGCTCATCACCGCGAAGCTCGACACCGACATCGCGGAGGGCAAGCGAGCCTACGACCTGCTCAAGCGTGGCCTCATCCACCAGATGAGCATCGGTTTCATCGCCGAGAAGACCGCGTGGGTCGAAAGCGAGGAGGCGAAGAGCCCTTGGGACGGCTACCGGGAGATTCGCCAGCTCAAACTATTTGAGATCAGTCTCGTGCAGGTCGCCGCCAATCAGGGGGCCGAGGTGCTCGAGGTCAAGGCCGGCCGGGCCATAAGCAAGGCGAACGAGGACAAGATTCGCACGGCCTACGAGGCATTGGGCGAACTGCTTGATTCCATCACCGAAACCCCCGACGACGAGCCGGACGATTCCAAACCCGATGACGAGCCGGACGACGATACGCCGGACGATTCGGACAAGCCCGAGCCGGACGACGGCAAGGCGAAAAAGAGTTTTGACCCGCAGTGGGCCAAGGAAATCAGCGACTTCCTCTCGCTGGCAAACAACCAATAGAAAGGATGATCCATGGGTTACATGGAGAAGCTGGCCGCCGAGAAGAAGGCGGTCAAGGCCCTGTACGACAAGGGCATGGAGAACCTCACCGATGATGAGGCGACCGAACTGAAGAACCGCTTCGAGGAGGCCAAGCGTCTTCAGGAGCGCGTCGACCTGTTCAAGGGCGTGAACGACCTGAACGTGGACGATGTGAAGCCCGAGGCCAAGACGGCTCCCGCCGCCAAGACGCTGGGCGACTTGTACGCGCAGGAGCTGAAGAAGGCCGGCATGACCGTCATCGGCACCAAGGCGCACCCGTTCGCTTCCAGCGAGTTCAAGGCCGCGACCGACATGCACGTGGCGGGCACCGGCACGGCTGGCACCGGATACCAGCCGGTCGTCACCCAGATCGACATGAACGGCGTGTGGCCTTACGAGCGTCCGCTCGTGGTCGCCGACCTGTTCGGCTCCGTCACCCTGAGCGGCAACGCCAACACCGTGGAATACCCCGTCTATGGCGCGCTCGAGGGCGGCGCTGGAACCGTGGGCGAGGGCGGTGCCAAGCCGCAGACCCATCTGCCGGCCCCCCGCTGGGAGTCCGACAGCCTCAAGGAGGTCGCCGCCTGGTGGAAGGTCACCGACAACATGGCCGAAGACCTCTCCTACATCGTCTCCGAAATCAACAACCACGCCCGCTACAACCTGCAGCTGCTGGAAGAGACCCAGCTGCTGTCCGGCAACGGCTCCGATGCGAACATCAAGGGTCTGCTCTCCCGCGACATCCAGAAGATGGTGCAGGACACCGACTCCGACCCGGACCGCATCTTCAAGGCCCGCACCAAGATCGCGCTGGCCACCGGTTTCCGCGCGGACGCGCTGGTCATCAACCCCGCCGACTACGAGGCCATTCGCCTCTCCAAGGACGCGAACGGCCAGTACTACGGCGGCGGCTACTTCAACGGCCAGTACGGCAACGGCACCATCATGCAGGATCCGCCGCTGTGGGGCCTCAAGACCGTGGTCACCGAGGCCATCGCCCAGGGCACCGCTCTGGTCGGCGCGTTCAAGCTCGGCGGCGCGGTCATCCGTAAGGGCGGTCTGCGCGCCGAGTCCACCAACTCGCATTCCGATGATTTCACGAACGATCTCATCACGTTCCGCGTGCGCGAACGCCTCGGCCTGCAGGTCAAGTACCCGAAGGCGTTCGTGTCCGTCGCCCTCGGCAAGAAGGCCAAGTGAGGTGACCGCCGATGAGTGACGCAACCAAGGTGCTGCAGACCGGGGTCGATACCGGTGATGGCAGCACGTATCCGCAGCCGGTGGTCGTGGTCGACGCCGCCGGCAATCCCATCGACCTGACCAAGGCGAACGGTGCGGCCATCACCTCGGTGACGGCCGTGGCCCTCGCCGCCGGCGCGGCTCCCACCGCGACGCTCGCGGATGGCGTGCTCACGCTTGGCATTCCGGCCGGCGCGAAAGGCGGCAATGGCGATCCGGGGCCAGCCGGCAAGAATGGTGCTCCCGGTGCCGCCGGCGTGGGCGTGAAGTCGATTTCCCTGACCAAGAACTCCGACAATGCCATCATCGGCGGCACTTGGGTCGGCACCGACGACAAGTCGCACGCCTTCACCGTGGCCTAACGTGAATCGACTGGAGGCGAACGATGGCCGATGAAACCATTCCCGACATCATCACCGACCCGTCAGGCTTCGACGCTGACGGCGAGTTCTGGCTGAAGGCGGCGCAGGCGGCCATCCGCCGCACGTGCGGCTGGCATATCACGCCGAACATCGAACTGTCGGGCGTAGCCAATTCGCGGGGAGGCAAGGTGATTCGTCTCCCCGCACGCCATGTCACCTCCGTCGACGAGCTGACCGACAGCGCCGGCAACCGGCTGCACTACGCCTACGACCCCACCACGGGTTTGGTAGAATGCACCACCGGCGCATTCCCGGCCGGCGTCGCCGCGATACGCTACCGCATCCACGCCGGCTATACGCCGGATGAGGTGCCGGACGTGATGGGCGTGCTCATCAACGCCGCGAAGCGTGCGAGCATGGCCTCCGCCGGCGTCATCCAATCCCAGTCGGTCAACGGCAGCAGCGTCACCTACAACGTGTCGTTGATGGCCGACGAGCTGGCGAAACTCGACCGGTACAAGCTAGGAGCATTGCCGTGAGCATCATCGACGACATCAATGCCTCCGGCCTGCCTGCGGCCACACGGTTCGTGCGGCTGCGCGCCTCGCGTAAAGCCGACCCGTACAATCCCGCGCAGACCACCGAGGACTGGACGAAACCCGTCGAATTGGAAGTGCGAGGAGCTTTGGCTTCGAGCAGTTCGACTCGCACGCCCGACGTTTTGGACGTGCAGACCACGTCGACTGCGGTGCTCACCGTGGCCGACCCGAACGCGGACATCCGGCTTGGTGACCGTATCCGACCCGAACCGGCCGATGGCCGCATGTGGGAGGTCAGCGGCTTCCCCAGCCGCGATGCCAACGCCTTTACCGGCTGGCAGCCCACATTGGAAGTCCAGCTCACCGAGTGGAAGGGGTAGCCGATGGCCGGAAGCGGACAGACCAGCATCAAGTTCAACGACGCGTTTTTCGACCAGATCCTCAACTCGGCCGACGTCAGGGCCCTGACCCGAGGTGCCGCCGAGAAGGCGCTCGGCGTGGCCAAGGCCAACGCGCCCGTGGATACGGGAGCCTACCGCGACGGCCTGCAGGTCGAGGCCGTCCAACGCGCGCACCGCACCACCTTCATGGTGGTCGGCCATGATCCGAAGACCATGCTGGTCGAATCCAAGACCGGCAATCTCCGCAAGGCGTTGAAGGCGGCGAAGACATGACATTGATACTGCCTCCCGACATGGAGGCTTTCCTCTGTGATTACCTGCGCACTCATATCACCGATGTGGATGGTTTGCAGGTGGGCAGCAAGAAGCCTCCCGACTATCAGGGCGCGTATCCGCTCGTCACCGTCCGGGACGATGGCGGCAACGCTGACGGGCTCGGCCATTTCGACCGTTCGATTGGCGTGAACGTGTACGGATGGAGCCGTCAGGACGAGAAGCCGTGCAAGACTCTCGCCCGTCGCGTCTACGCGACGCTCACCGAACATCCGGCCATCGCCCTCGCCAAGGGCTCGCCAATCGTTTCCGTGGATGATTCCTCGTGCAACGGCCCATACCCGGTGTCCGACGATTCCGACACCGCGCACTACTACCTGATCGTCGAATATTCGACGGTCGGCGAACACTAACCAATCCCTTAACCGTTTTCCTAGGCCCTACACAATGTGTAGGGCCTTTTCGTTTGAAAGGACATGGAATGACAGCAGACAACCAGGGCAACGACCTTAATGCCGTCAAGAACGTACTCACGTCGAAGATCATCGTCGCCCCCTATGTGGCAGGCAAGACGCTGACCGCCTCGCAGATCGCGCCCAGCGTGGCGGACCCGATCACCGAACTCGGCGACGTGTTCGGCTCCTCCTCCTCCACAGTTGGCCTCATCACCAGCGACGGAGCACCGCAGGACTCCCGCGACGGCGACGACGCCACCGAATTCCACCAGCCGGGCTACACGCTCAACGCCGACCCGACGCTGACGCTCGCGTTCACCGCCGCCGAGGACAACGACCTCACCCGCCTCATGACCATCGGAAAGCCCGATGAAACCGGCGTCTACCACGTCAAGGACATCATCCAGGACACCAAATGGTTCGCCTATCAGGAGACCATCTACAAGTCCGGCCGCAAACGCCGTCGTCTCGGCGTCATCCAGATCACCGGCAACGAGCCGGCGCAGGATACGCGCGGCGAGGTGTCCGGCCTCTCGCTAACCGCCACATGGCAGCTCGATCCCGCCGTAGACGGCGGCAACAGCCGCTACCTGCAGTCCTACGCGGCGGTCTGACAACGATTCCCTCCCCGCATGACCTCTCTCCTGTCGGCATGCGGGGAGCCCCAACACCAACGACGGGAGAAACACGTATGACAGGAGAACCATCATGGCAAAGCAGCAGAACACGGCACCCTCGATCGCTGAATTCGAGGATTGGGACGAGACCAAGGAGACCGAGGCCCTCGCCGAGGTCGCCAACCAGGTCAAGGTGCGACACATCATCAAGAACAACGAATACTGGGCACTGACACCCGGCGGCACCGTCTACAAACTGCCCCTCTATCTTTCCATCGCCGACTTCGAGGCCCTGTCGAACACACAGACCGACACGGAAAGCCTCGAACAGGTCAAACGCATCCTCACCGTTTTCGCCGGCGACGAGCAGGCCGGACGACTCGAACACGAACCCATGCAGGTCGCGTTCAACCTCATCCAGGACTACGGGGAGACGCTCGCCAAATCACAGGGCGTCGAACTGGGAAAATCGCCGACTTCTGCCGAATCCTCAACTCCGATGACGGAGTAAAGGTCCGAGCGGACTTCGCCCGATTCGGGTGGAGCATCGAACACGATCTCGGCCGGCGTCTCCCCTACCGTGACGCCATCGACCTGTACACGGCGCTGTGCGGCGACCCGTCCTCCTACACGGGAGCCTCGCTCATCGGCCTCATGTTCCCCATGAGCGCCACCGACATCACCGTATTGCAGTTCCTCGGCGCTTCCACGCTGCTCGGCGACGTGGACGGCGAACCCGAAACGGACGAGCCCACCGCCGAGGAGATCCACGAGGCCGAAACGCATATGAGCAAGCTCTTCGGATAAACAACCATCAACTAAGAGGGGAGTCGCCTTATGGCTTTCGGATCGGAAGTGGGAACCGGCCACGTGTCGATATTCCCCTCGATGAAGGGCTTCCGCAGCGCGGTCGACAAGGAGATGCGGGGGGCCGGCAAGTCCGGTTCCAACCGTTTCTCCCAGGCGTTCGGCAACGGTTCGAAAATCGGCAAATCGTTCGGCGGCAGCTTCAAAAAGGCATTCGGTTCGAGTGCCCGGGGCGTCGCCGACGATGTGCTGAAACCGTTGAAGCGTGACGCGGCGCAGGCGTCCTCCAAGGCCAGCGCCGCGCTCCTGAACTACCGTCAGGCCACGGTCAACGTGCAGCAGGCGCAGGAGAGGCTCAACTCGGCCATCGCCAGATACGGGTCGGATTCGACTCAGGCGCAGACCGCCTCCATCAATCTCGAAAAAGCCCAGTTGCGTCAGGCCACCGCTCTCGACAAGTCCAACGACGCCGCCGAACGGCTCGCGGACGCGAAGAAGGCGCTCAAGGCCGCCGAGGACGAACTCGCCAAGGGCACCAACACCGTATCCGGTTCCATGAAGACGATGGCAAGCTCGTTCTCGGCTGGATTCTCGAGCATCAGCCGGGGCCAATCCACCTTCACCGGACTCTCTGGAGCGCTCGGCAGCCTCGTGCGTAGCCTGCTCGGCGTAGACGCCATTTGGAAACCGCTCGGCTCCAAGATAGCCGGATTCGCGAACAAGGCCGTATCCTCATTGAGCGGTTTCGCCGTGCAGGTCGGCGCGAAAATCCAAACCGGACTCAAGGAAGCCATCAGCGCCGCCCAGCAAACCCTCAAAGGCTGGGGCGGCAGCATCGCAGCCACCGTGTCAGGCATCGCCAAACCAATCGGCGCGGCAATCACCGCATGGACGCAACCGATTCGCGACTGGGGAAGCAGAACCGGCAACACCATCAAAACGGCAGTCGCTACTTGGACCGCACCCATCCGCTCATTCGGCGGCAAAATCGGCTCCGCCATCGGAGATGCCGCAGGAAAAGTAGGGCAGAAACTCGCACCGGTAGCCAACGTAGCCAAGAACTACTTCGGCAACATCGCCACCGCCGCCGGAGCCGTATGGTCCAAACTCCCAGCCGGAGCACAGACCGCCGCCGGGGCAATCGGCAGCACGCTCGGCAACCTCGCCTCCAGCGCAGGCAACTCGTTCAAAAACCTCGCCCAAAACGCGGTCGCCCATATCAAGGGCCTCGCCACGGGAGCGGTCGCCGCCATCGGAGCAGGTGTGGCAGCCATCGGCGGCACGCTGGTGGCCACCGGCAAGCAGGCGTTGGGCGCGTATGCCACGTGGGAGCAGGCGGTCGGCGGCGTCGACACCCTGTTCAAGGGCGCTTCCGGCACTGTGCAGAAGTACGCGGCCGAAGCGTACAAGACGGCCGGCGTCGGCGCGAACGACTATATGAACCAGGTCACGAGCTTCGCGGCCTCGTTGGTCAGTTCGCTTGGCGGGGACACCGCCAAGGCCGCAGAGATGGGCAATCAGGCCATCATCGACATGTCGGACAACGCCAACAAGATGGGCACCGACATCCAGACCATCCAACAGACGTATCAGTCGCTTGCTCGCGGCAATTACGCGATGCTGGACAACCTCAAGCTCGGCTACGGCGGCACCAAGACGGAAATGCAGCGGCTCATCGCCGACGCGAACAAGCTGCCGGGCGTGATGAAGGAAGGCAACGACCTTTCCATCGATTCGTTCGCCGACGTGACCGAGGCCATCAGCCGAGTGCAGAAGAGCCTCGGCATCAGCGGCACGACCGCCAAGGAGGCGGCGACCACCATCGAGGGGTCCGTGAACTCGATGAAGGCCGCATGGCAGAACTGGCTCGCCGGACTGGGCAACGAGAACGCCGACATGGGCGCTCTCAGCCAGCAGCTCGCCGACTCCATCGGCACTGCGTTGAAGAACATCCTGCCCCGCGTGAAGGTCATCGCCCAGAGCGTCGTCAAAGCCATCCCGAGCCTGTTCTCGGATCTGGTGACGCTCCTGCCTGAACCGTTCCAGAACGCGATCAACGCCATCGGCAGCGTATTCAACGGGCTCGGCGAGATATTCAAACCCGTGCAGAGCGCCATCGCCCCTCTGATAGCTGCATTCATGGCCCTCGGAGCAGGCGGCATCGCACCATTGCTGTCCAAGATTCCGTTGCTCGGCGGGGTGCTCGGCGGATTGTCCGGCCCGTTGAGCGCGTTGGGCGGACCCATCGGCATCGTCGTCGCAGCGTTGGGCACGCTCATCGCCACGGTGCCGGAACTGCGCAACGCCTTCGGCACGCAGGTCACCGGCGCGTTCAACCTGTTCAAGAACACGATCGCGGGAATGAAGCCGACGTTCGATGCGTTCGGCAAAAGCCTGCAGGACATGTTCAAACAGGTCATGCCGGTGATCACCGCTTCTGTCGCGGAGCTCATCCCAGTGTTCGGCGACATACTCCAGTCGCTGGCACCGCTCATCCCGACGATCATCGAACCGCTCATGAACGCGCTCAGCTCGCTCATGCCGCTCATCGGCCAGCTCGTGTCCAGCCTGCTGCCACCGTTGGCGGACATCATCGCCGCGCTGCTGCCGGTCGCCTCGCAGATCGTGTCGATGATAGGCCAAGTCATCAGCCAGCTCGCCTCCGCGCTCGTCCCGGTAATCCAGCAGGTCATGGATTTCGTTAGCCAGCTGGTCACCGCCATCACGCCGCTCATCCAACAGCTCGTGCCAGTCATAACTGATGCGGTCTCGGGCATCACAGGCATCATCCAACAGCTGATGCCGGTCATCCAGAGCATCATCAGCGTGGTCGGCTCGGTAGTGAGCGCAATCATCGGATTCATCACCGGTACGTTGTTGCCTGCGGTGCAGGCGATGCTCCCATATGTGTCGGGTGTCATCGACGGCATACAAGGCGTAATCCAGGGCGTGGTCGGCGTTATTTCCGGTGTCATCAGCATGGTCACCAACCTCATCAACGGCAACTGGTCGGGAGCTTGGAACAGTTTCAAATCGATTCTTTCCAACGCGGCCGGAGCGGTCGGCGGCTTGGCGTCGGGCATCGTGAGCGCCATCAAGGGCGTGTTCGCCGGAGCTGGCTCGCTGCTCAAAAACGCCGGCTCGCAGCTCATCAGTGGTCTGTGGAACGGCATCAGCGGCGCCATCGGCGGATTGTACGACAAGATCAAGGGCGCGCTTTCCGGACTGGTCGATAAGGCGAAGGAAGCGCTCGGCATCCATTCGCCGTCCCGCGTGTTCCGCGACGAAGTCGGCCGCTACATCCCGCCCGGCATCAGCGAGGGCATTGACAAGGCCACCCCCGCATTGCAGCGTGACATCGCGAAGCGGATGCAGGGTGTCACGGCCGCCGCACAGTCGGCATTCCAGCCGATGACGTTGCGCTCCGCCATTGGTGTGGAGGGCTCCGCCCCATTGCCTGAAACCGGGAATGGGCTCGCAGACCTCGCGTCGATGCTTGTGGAGCTTCGCGGCCTGCGCTCCGACCTGCAGGCATTGCACGGTGATTTGGGGCCGACCATCGCTAAGTACACGCCATCCATGACCATCCGCGAAGAGAAGCGCAGGCTTGGTCTCGTCTAAAACAGGAGGACAGTCATGCAGTCGATGACCTACCGGCGAGGCGGAGGATCAAGCCGCGCCGTTTCGGCTGGGGCCGTTGATCTCATCGACCCGGCCGGTCTCATGGTCAAACGCATCGAGAGCCTGCGCACGCACGCATGGGAGGTGGAGTTGGCCGCGCACGGCATTGACTCCGCCTCCCTCAACGCGTCAAGCGTCCAATTGGAGGCCACATGCGCCGACCTCAACGTGCTGGACGTGGCGAGCGAACTGTTCGACGCGGACGTCAAGGCCGTGGCGTCATCCCGCAGCAAGGACGATGCCGGCCTGCTCACCGTGGACGGCTGGTCGCAGACCGCGCTCATCACCGGCATCGAACCATCCTATGATCCGCCCGGCCCCGCGAAGTACGCGCTCACGGTCGCATTGCTTGACGGCCTGTGGCACAAGCGTGACGACGTGCAGCATTTCTGGTCGGATGCGCTGCAACCGGGCCTCGACCTTGATTACCCGCACGATTACCCTCACGACTACCTGCCGACGACACGAAACGCGACGGTCGCTAACGATGCCGTCTCGCCGATGCCGTTCGAACTGGTGGTCTACGGGCCGGTCTCACAGCCAGCCATCATCATCGGCGTCAACCGGTATGAATTGCATATGGACATCCCCTCGGGCTCGTATGTGACCGTCAACAGCGTGGAGGGACAACGAAGCATCGTCATGACCGCAGAAAACGGCGACACCACGAACGTGTTCGACAAGGGCGAACGAGGCAGCGGCATCAACGGCGGCACTTATATTTTCCAGCCGTTGCCGGCCGGAGAACACCAGGTGCAGTGGAACGGCTTCGGCTTTGACCTGACCGTGATCCAGGAGAGGAGCACGCCGTCATGGTGGACCTGATTATCACCGACTCCAATCACGTCGATGTCCGTTCCGCCGTCGACTACACTCTGGATTGCGCGTGGGGCAAGGAGGAAAACGATTTCGAACTTGTCGTGAGCGGCGCGTCCACCATCGATGCGGGTGCCTATATCTACATCGACGGCAGCGAATGCGGTGGCGTGGTCGATGCGATGGAAGACCAGCTCACTGCCGGCGTCAGCACCCTCACCTACTCGGGGCGCACGTGGCACGGCGTGCTCGCGAACAAGATCCTCGAGCCGGATAGGGGCAGGGATTATCTCACAGTGAGCGGTACGGCCAGCACGGTCATCGGCTCGCTTATCAGCCGCGTAGGGCTTGATTCGGTGTTCGACGCGGTTGTACCGCCTGACGGCAGTGGCGACCCGACCATCAAACAATACCAGTTCGACCGCTACGCGGACTGCTATACGGGTTTGCGGAGGATGTGCGCGGCCAACGGACTGAAACTCAGGCTTGCCTATGCGTCCGGCCGGGTCAACATCTGGGCCGAACCGGTCGCGCATTACGGCGACTCGATTGACAGCGACCTCATCGATTTCGACGCGACCCGCACGTGGAGGAAACCGAACCATCTCATCGGCCTGGGCAAGGGCGATTTGGCGGCCCGCGTGGTCGTCCACTGGTATGCGGACGCGAAAGGCAACGTCAGCCAGACCCAGTCGCTCAGGGGCGTGGACGAGATAACGCAGGTCTACGACTACAGCAACGCCGAAACCGCCGAACTGAACCAGAAGACCTGTGAGAAACTACAGGATCTGCAGTCCGAGGGTGAGGTGAAGGTCACCGTGCATGAGGATTCGGGCATCGTGTTCGACGTTGGCGACACCGTGACCGCAAGGGATAATCTCACCGGCATCACCGTCAACGCGACTATCAGCAAGAAAATCGTCAAGGTCTCCGACGGCGTCCTAAGCGTCGATTACGGGGCCGAATAAACAGTAAGGAGCCGATTATGGCGCGTATCGACAATGCGACGGTCATGCAATGCGACCGTTGCGGCAGAAACAAATGGTACAAGGACTTGGACGATCCGGATATCAAGACGTGGTACAACGTCAACCGGCTGGACTCCACCGGCACGGGCCACGACTACCTGTTCTGCGAGCAGGATCACGCGGACTATGTGAACAAGCTCAAGGACTTTGATAACAGCTTCGACAGTTGGATGCAGAACGGAGGCAAGCGGAATGGCTGAACTCGTTACCGGTCATGCGGGCAAGGCTCACGCGACAGCGAAGCAGGCGGCGGGATTGAACGCCGGCATCCTCGGCTTGGACGATTATGTCCTGAACGTGCACGACAAGTTCGAAATCACGGTAGTCTCCGCGAACAAGGTGACCGTCGGTACGGGCGAGCTGGTCATGCAGGGGCGTCACGTCAGCCAGGGCACGCCCGAGGATCTGATCGTCACCAACGGGTCGCAGGGTCAGAAACGCAACGACCTGATCGTATGCCGCTATGCGAAGGGCTCGCAGTCGGTTGAGAGCGCGGAACTGGTGGTGGTCAGGGGCACGCCCACCACGGGCACGCCCACGGACCCGGCGTTGAACACGACCAGCCCGTTGGACGGGGGCACCACCTACGACATGCCCTTGTACCGCATCCCGTTGGACGGTATCACCATCGGCACACCAGTCGCATTGTTCAACGTGTTGAAGCCGATGAGCGACGTGTGGGATTCCCTAACCCAAATGCCGTATATTCTGTGCGGAGGCCATACCATCACCACGAATGATGACGGCACATTCTACATCAACGTCCAATCCCCAAACGGGAAGAAAGCCGATTACGCGGCCTACACGATTGGGCCGTTCGGCACTGGTTTCAGCCAGGCCGGCGAGTACACCGCACAACGTTGGGATACCAGCGACGTAAACCAGATACGCTTCCGCCTGTGGAACACCAAAGACAACCGCTGGTGCGGGAGGGTCGCGATATTCGGAAGCTGGATCGCAATCTGGAACAGGCAATAGTTTTCCCTAACCCAGACCGAAGTGCTGACGCTGATTAACTCCACTTACGGTACCGTCAAAGGCTACCGTCGCGGCTCGCTCGTCACGTTGCGCATCGACTGGAAGTCGTCGGCGTCCGGCGCGTGGAACACCGGCAATTTCGGAACCCTGCCTGAAAGCTGGCGTCCTCCAATGGATTTGAATTTCTCATATGGCGGACGCGACGGCGCGAACCAGAAGATCATCAACGTAAACGCGAACGGAACCATGACCTACGCCAATCAGGGCGGCACGCAGGGCACGAACGCGTTCGGCATGACCGTCTCATACGCGCTATGACCTGTGGGGTCACTGCAAGACAGTGCAACCGCCTGAGCCAGTGTCCCGAAGCTATGCGGCGGGCATCGGGTCGGCGGTCCTCCATACGCCGGTGCATCCCGCGTACGCGCTGTTCGGATTGCCAAGCATCGTGACGGTGCCATTGGCCTCGCCGTAACAGATGAATGTCGTTTCACCACCGAAAACGGCCACGGGCGTATTGACGGTGACGGGTCGATACCCTTCGGGGATCTTCTCCTGAGCCGTCGTGTAATTGTTCTGCCCGCTATTGTTGAATTTCACGTTGCCGCCCATGAAACAGATATCACCGATGCGCGTAAGCAAAACGCTGTTGCTGCTGTACGGTACTCGCCATGTCGTGGAACGCTGGGTTAGGGAAAGCTATGACTGCTGCTTGAATGCCACCCAGTAAACGCGCACGGGTTGCTGATCATTCACCCACTCGTGATTATCCGCACGGCGAATACGGAAACGCAATCTGCTGTCGGTCATGTCCCAAAAGAACGCTTCGAAAAGCTTTCCCGCGGCATCCGACATACCGTTCGGGCCCATCTGGCACAATACGAAAACGCCATCGGTCGTTCGGAATGGATTATCGGCCGTCACCATGCCTTCGCGGTCGGTGGCGGCATTAATCAATCCGCAATGGGGTAGGGAATCCCGTTCAGGCTATTAGGGCTCATTCCCAGAGGCGTTGCGCGTCCCTCAACGCCGCGATATCCGGCTTGAGGTAGTAGCGGGCCGTGGTTTTGATATCGCTGTGTCCGAGCATTTTGCTCACGATGGCGATATCCGCTCCGGCCGCCAGCGTGTTCGTGGCCCATGAGTGGCGTAGGTTCCGTGCCGGCACGTGCGGGAGATTATGCCGTTTGCACCAGCTTGTGTACTGGCGTGCCACCTGTGGTGGGGTGAGGGTGCCGATGAGTCGGCCTCCCTCGCGTGGTTTGATTTCGCGCAGTCGTTTGACGGCGAAGCGCGGCAATGGGAGCGTGCGGCGGCTCAATTCGGTCTTAGGCGGCACTGTGACCTCATGGCCGCTCACCCATTGCAAACCGCGCTCGATATGCAGGACGCCTGCG